ACTTCTAAAGAAGATTTTTTAAGTATGAGTGTAAGTCAACAAGAAAGCATATATGGCGATTATATGTCTGGCAGACAATCTGGAAAAACAGATGCTTATGGAAATGTAAAAGCTGGTGGAGGAAATGATAACCAGCCTACTACTTATGTTGAAGGAGTAGGTACATCTGCGGTTAAAGCATCTCCAACAGGAGCAGAAATGGATCAAGCAACTGCAACAACTGCTAAGACTGCCGATCAAACTTTACTTGCAACAAATAAAAAAGGTAGAACTGAAAATATTTTAACTTCTGCCACAGGATTAGGTGGAACTAATTTAAACATTAAAAAGAAAAAGTTAGGAGCATAGATGGCAGTAGAAAAAAAAGCAAAAGAAATTATTGATAAATATAATACTTTAAAAACTCAAAGAGTTACTTGGGAAGAACATTGGCAAGAGATTGCAGATTATTTTTTACCAAGAAAATCTAATATAACTATTAAAAGAACTAAAGGCGATAAACGACACGACCAGATATATGATGGTACAGCTACTCACGCATTAGAATTATTATCCGCTAGCTTAAATGGTATGCTAACCAATACGATTTCTCCGTGGTTCGTTTTAAAATTTAGAACTGAGGCAACTAACCAAGATGATACAGCAGTAGAATGGTTAGAGAGCTGCGCTAAAATTATGCAGCAAGTATTTGCTCGTTCAAATTTTCAACAAGAAATTTTTGAACTTTACCATGAACTATTAGCCTTTGGTACGTCTGCTATGTTTATTACAGATGATGTTAAAGATGATCTAAGATTTAAAACAATTCATATTTCAGAAATATTTATTACTGAAAATGAAAAAGGTTTTGTCGATAGCTTACTTAGAAGATTTCATCTTAAAAATAAAAATATTCCTTTAATGTATCCAGATGCAGAACTACCAAGAGGATTACAAGACGCAGTTAAAAACAAACCTTTTGAGGATAGTGTTATTCTTCACTCAGTACATAAATCTGATACTCCAATGGGTTATCAAAATAAAGATAACATGGATTATATCTCATGCCATATTCATCAAGAGACAGGAGCTATTTTAAGAGAAAGTGGATTTAGAGAATTTCCATACGTTGTACCTAGATATTTAAAATCTTCATCCAATGAAATCTATGGCAGATCTCCAGCGATGAATGCTTTACCGGATACTAAGATGTTAAACACAATGTCTAAAACATCTATTAAAGCTGCACAAAAACAAATTGACCCACCTTTAATGGTTCCCGATGATGGTTTTATTTTACCAATTAGAACTGTACCTGGTGGATTAAATTTCTATAGATCTGGAACTAGAGATAGAATTGAACCATTACAAGTTGGTTCTAATGCTCCTGTAGGTATTCAAATGGAAGAGCAAAGAAGAAAAGCAATTAGAGAAAATTTCTTTGTCGACCAGTTAATGATGATACAGGGTCAAAACATGACAGCAACAGAAGTTATGCAAAGAACTGAAGAGAAGATGAGATTGCTTGGACCAGTATTAGGAAGATTACAATCTGAATTACTACAACCTTTAATTACTAGAGCTTTTAATTTATTATTAAAAAATAATAAACTTCCTCCAATACCAGAAGAGATTGGCGACCAAGATGTTGAGATAGAATATGTATCTCCATTAGCCAAAGCTCAAAAGACACAAGAGTTATCATCTGTTATGAGAGGAATAGAAATATTTGGCTCAATGCAAAATATTGCACCAGTATTTGATTACATAGATATAGATGGTTTAGTCGATCACATTAAAAATGTTTTAGGTTTACCAGCTAAAATTATGAGATCAAAAGCAGAGGTTCAACAAATCCAACAACAAAAACAACAAGCCGAAATGCAGATGCAACAATTACAACAAGCGCAAGCAGTTGCAGAGAGTGCTGGTAAAATAGCACCAGCTTTAAAGGCGGTTGAATAATGGATCAAAAAGAACTTAAACAATTAAACATTGATTATAAAACAGTTTTTAAATCGGAAGCCGGAGAACGAGTGCTTTCTGATTTGGAAAAAAGATGTAGCTTTCATGCAACTACTCACGTTAAAGGAGACAGCCACGAAAGCGCATTTTTAGAAGGTTCAAGAGCAGTAGTCTTGTTCATTAAAAATATGCTTAACAAAAAAGGAGAATAAATATGTCAAGCGAAAATCAAGAGGTAGTAACACCAGAAGTTCAAACTGATAATACGGTGTTATCTGGAGATCCTAAAACAGAAACTCCAACGAGTACAGATTGGAAAGCAAGTCTTTCCGATGAAATAAAAGCAGACAAATCTTTAGAAAATATTAAAGATATTGAAAGCCTAGCGAAAAGTTATGTCCATGCACAAAAGCTAGTAGGTTCAGATAAAATTCCTGTACCTAATAAATTTGCAACAGAAAAAGATTGGGATGCAGTTTATGAAAAACTAGGTAGACCAAAGGATGCAACTGGATATAAATATGAGATAGGAGAAAATACTAAAATTAATGAAGATGCTTTAAAAACTTTTTCCGACCAAGCTCACAAGTTAGGATTATTACCAACGCAAGCTAATGGTGTTGTAAAATGGTATAATGATATGGCAGCTCAACAACAACAAGACGCAGACACAGTAGCCATGGGAGCTAGAGAGCAAAGCGAAACATCACTTAAAAAGGAGTGGGGTCAAGCATACGACCAGCAAATTAATAAAGCTGCTAATGTTGCTAAACAAGTTTTTGATACTGATTTTTTAAATTCAAATTTAGCTGATGGAACTAAAATTGGAGATCATCCAAATTTTATTAAAGCATTTGCAAACTTAGCTGATAAGATGGGAGAAGATAGTATAACGCAAGCATCTGGACCAGCTTATCAAACACCAGCTCAAATAGAAAAACATATTGGAGAATTAACACAATCTGGTTCAGCATATTGGGATAAAAGACATCCTAACCATGAACTAGCTGTTAAAGAAGTTTTGGCTTTACGAGAACAAAAAAATTCTGTATAGCCGAAATATATTGGGATAATCGAAAGACCCTAGTTGACACTATGAAAGTATAGGTTCCAGGAGAACTGAAATCGAGGTTTCGACCCGTAAAGGATAATCAGCCGCTTAACATTAACAATAACCAATGGAGGTACTTATTATGAGTACACAAATTACAACTTCATTCGTTGAACAGTATAGCTCTAATGTTCAGATGCTATCTCAACAAATGGGAAGTAAATTAAGAGGTTCTGTTGATGTGGAAACTGTTAGAGGTAAAAACGCATTCTTCGATCAAGTCGGAGTTACTGCTGCTCAATTAAGAACGAGCAGACATGGCGATACACCTCAAATAGATACTCCTCACAGCAGAAGAAGATTGAGCTTGGCTGACTACGAATGGGCTGATCTTGTTGACGATGTTGACAAGGTTAGAATGCTTGTGGATCCAACAAGTTCATACGCTAAAGCAGCGGCAGCAGCGATGAATAGAGCAATGGATGACGTTATTATAACTGCATTCAATGCGTCTGCATCAACTGGTGTTGCTGGTGGTTCATCTACAGCTTTGCCTTCAACGCAAAAGACTGCAACTTCAGACCAATCAGACGGTTTGACTATTGCTAAACTTTTGTCTGCGAAGAAAATCTTAGATAACAACGATGTTGATCCTTCAAGAAAGAGATATGTCGTTTGCGGACCACAACAGGTATCAGATCTATTAGGAACTACACAAGTAACTAGCTCAGACTATAATACAGTTAAAGCTCTTGCTGAAGGTAGTATCAATTCCTACTTAGGATTTGAGTTTATAATGTCAACTAGATTGAACAAGGATGCAACTTACACTTCTGACAGATTAGTTTTTGCTTATACTGACGATGCTATTAAATTAGGTATCGGAAATGATATATCAGCAAAAATTTCTGAAAGAGCTGACAAATCTTACTCAACGCAAGTTTACTATGCGATGAGTTTAGGTGCCGTTAGAATGGAAGAAAAAGCTGTAGTACAAATTCCTTGTCATGAAGCATAATCAATAAAATAGGAGAAAATCACAATGGGAACTAAAAACTCAGACTTAGTAGCAAATTTTGAAGCTACGCCACCAGTTCTTACAGATAGCAGCCTGTTACACGGAGTTCTTCGTGTAGCTCAAGGTACTATAGTTGTAGAAGCTGGCGATAGTGATGATGACGATATTGTTATGCTTGCACCAATACCAAGTAATGCGGTTGTACCTCAAATATGGGTAGGATCAGATACTTTTGGTGGTTCATGTACTTTCAATGTTGGAATTTATCAAAGTGATGGAACAGTAGTAGACGAAGATTACTTCGCAACTGCGGTGGCTGATGCTGCTGCAATCGCAGATGTAAGACACGAGGCTGCTGACATCAATACTGCTGGAAAAGCAATGTGGGAAATGGCTGGAGCGTCTAGCGATCCTGGAGGTTACTACTACATAGCGGCTACTATGGCTGCTGCGGGTGGAACTGAAGGCGATATGTCGTTCTGCATAAACTACGTTTGTAACTAGCAAATAGAATTTTAGGCGGGGAAAGCGAGAGTGGAACCCGCCTAAGATGCAATGACAAAGAAGTTAGATAAACCAAAACCTATCTTACACTTTAAAAGTGGAAATCATATTTACCGATATGTTTTGGTAGACAGATTTAAAAACGATAGCAAGTATCATTATGGTTTTGATACGAAGGAAGAATTAACTGAAGCTGAAATATTTGCTTTGGTAAAACCAAGAACATTAAGAAGAAAATATATAATTAAAAAGGATTAACATGGCATCAGTAGTTCAAATTTGTAATTCAGCATTAAATCAATTAGGAGCAAGTTCAATTACAGCTCTTACAGACGATAGTAAAAATGCTAGACTTTGTAATGAAAGATATACAACAATTAGAGATGCAGTATTTAGAGCGCATCCTTGGAATTGTTTAATTAAAAGAGTTCAATTAGCACAAGATAGCGATACTCCAGCCTGGGGTTTTGATTATCAATATACTTTACCCGCAGATTGTTTAAGAATTTTAGGAATTAAAGATTATAATTCTGATTATAAAGTTGAAGGTAGAAAATTATTAATTAGTGAAAGTTCTGTTTATTTAATTTATTTAGCACAAATAACTGACGTTAATGAATTAGATGTTTTATTAAGAGAAACAATATCAGCTCATTTAGCACAAGATATATCTTATGCTATAACTGCTAATCTACAAGTTTCAAAATTAATGGCAGAAAAATATCAAGCTAAATTATCAGAGGCAAGACACACAGACGCTAGCGAAGGTTATAATACTAATCCAGAGTTAGCTCCAACAGATCAAATCATAACTGAAGATTTTTTAAATAGTAGATTTTAAATATGGGAAAACAACTTTTAAGCATACCGAGCTTTACGGCTGGGGAGCTTTCCTCTTCTATGGAGGGAAGAACAGATTTTGCAAAATACTTTAATGGAGCAACTAATATTGAAAACTTTGTGGTTATGCCACATGGACCAATAACAAGACGACCAGGAACTTATTTTGTATCTGAAATAAAAACATCTGCAAATAAAACAAGACTTATTCCTTTTACATTTTCAACTGAACAAACTTACATTTTAGAATTTGGTAATCAATATATTCGTTTCTTTAAAGATGACGGTCAAATTGTAGAAGGTAATAAAACAATTACAGGAATTACTGCTGCTAATCCAGCTGTAGTTACATCTAGCTCACATGGTTATAATAATGGAGATTTTGTAACTATTTCATCTGTTGTTGGAATGACGGAAGTAAATGGTAAAACTTTTAAAGTAGCTGATAAAACTACTAATACTTTTGAATTACAAGATGTTGATGGTAACGATATAAACTCTTCTGGTTATACCGCTTATTCATCTGCTGGTGTAGCCAATAGAATTTATCAAATCACAACCAATTATACGACAGCACAACTATTTGATTTAAAATTTGCACAGTCTGCTGACGTTATGTATATCTGCCATCCATCTCATGAGGCATCTAAATTATCCAGAACGGGTCATACATCCTGGACACTTTCAGAAGTAGACTTTGCTGAAACTGGACCCTACATGGATACCAATACGACAACGACTACTTTAACTCCAGCATCCTCTGGAACTGGAACAAGTGTAAATATAACTGCTAGTGCAATCGTTGGAATTAATAGTGGAACTGGTTTTCAAACAACAGACGTTGGAAGAATTTTAAAATTTAATAGTGGCGAGGCTGTAATTACAGGAAGAACTAATACTACAGTTGTCGTTTGTACTATAACTAAAGCATTTGCTAATACCGATGCTACAGCAGCATTTAATCTAGGTTCTTTTTCAGACACCACGGGTCATCCATCAGTAGTTACTTTCTTTGAACAAAGATTAGTATTTGCTGGAACTTCAGATCAACCACAAACTATGTTTTTCTCAAAGTCTGGAGATTATGAGAATATGACAGCTGGAACCGATGCTGACGATGCTATGATTTATACTATTGCATCCAACCAGGTTAATGCAATTAAAGCTATGAAGGCAACAAGAACTTTAATTGTAATGACAACGGGTGGAGAATATGCTGTATCTGCTGGAACCGCATCTGCAATCACACCGACAAATATTTCAATTATTAAACAATCCAACTATGGATCAGCTGGAGTAGATGCTTTATCTATTGGTAACGCAACTATCTTTTTACAAAGAGCAAAAAGAAAAATGAGAGAACTTGCTTATAACTTTGACACCGATGGTTATGTTGCTCCAGATTTAACTATTCTTGCAGAACATATAACCGATAGTGGTATTACCCAAATGGATTACCAACAAGAACCATACTCAATAGTTTGGGGAGCAAGAACAGATGGGATATTAACTGGTTTAACTTATAATAGATTAGAAAGTGTTGTAGCCTGGCATAGACATATTTTAGGTGGTAAGTCTGACACTACAAAAAATATTATTCAACAATCAATTTCTTTTACATCAAATACAACAGTTGTTAATACAACTAACAACACAATAACTTTATCATCACACGGTTTATCAACTGCTGATCCAGTTTATTATTATGCTGGCTCTAATGCTATTGGTGGATTAAATAATTCAACATTATATTATGCTATCGCAACCGATAGTAATACTATTAAACTAGCCACAACAGCATCGAATGCTACTGCTGGTACAGCTATATCTTTTACTTCAGCTCCTAGTTCAGACACAACTCAATACATTTATCAAGGTGTAAACATTTCATCTAATTTTATTTATTCAGCATCTCATGGTTTTGTTACTGGAGATATTTTTTATTACGATAACACAGGAACAGCTATTGGTGGTTTATCTGAAAATACAAAATATTATATTGAGAAAATTGATAACAACCAATTTAAACTTTATTCAGATAAAACTTTAGACACCGTTGTAAGTTTAACTTCAGCTCACACATCAGAACAAACTGATAATATTTTAACTCATGCTAAAGTTGAAAGTGTTGCGGTAATTGATGGCGATGCAGACGAAGATCAAGTTTGGGTTATAGTTCAAAGATGGATTAATGGAGCTATAAGAAGATATGTAGAATATTTTACTCCATTTGATTTTAATAAAGACGTTACTGCGTTCCATTATTTAGATAGCGGATTAAGTTATGTTGGCGAGGAAACATCTAGTCTTACTGGATTAGATCATTTAGAAGGAGAAGTTGTAGATGTTATTGGCGAAGGCTCAACCCAAACTTCAAAGACGGTTTCAAGTGGAGCAATTTCAATCGACAACGCAACTGAACAAGCTAAAGTTGGTTTACTTTATACATCTGATTTACAAACAATGAGATTAGATGAAGGTTATACAGAAACAACTCAAACTAAAACAAAAAGAATTTATGATTTATCAGTTAGGTTTCAAGATACCGTTGGAGCTAAAGTTGGACCCAACGCAGCAAACTTAACATCAATAGATTTTAGAGCTAGTGGATCTCCAATGGATTTACCTATTCCATTATTTACTGGAGATAAATCTGTTGAATTTGATACAGGCTATGGCACGGAAGGTTTAGTTTATGTTCAACAACCACAAGCTCTACCAATGACTATCCTTGGTATTTATCCAAGATTGGAGACAGAGAGTGTCTA